GTTCACAATGTCAAATACCGAGAAATTAATACCCCTCTCGGTCATGGATCTTCTCAAAGGCGAAGATATTACGAAACGCAGAAAACCAACTTTCCACGTTAAGCCATACGCACACTCAGTACGTTTTGTGATTATATACATTAACCACCAAAATTAGTCTTGTCCGCTTGGTCCTTACCGGAACCAACGCACTCTTTCTTTAATCTTCATTATCAGAGTGTACTTATGAAGATGTCAATTAAACAACGAGGTTTGACATTCTCGTTGCGCCGTCAATTTTTATACAAACACATGATCGACGGCCGGTCATGTGTTTTGAAAATATAATATAAAATAAATAATAATTTTTTATGTTTTGTTTTAAAAGACAACAAAGATTACTCCGATCCTTTCAACAAGGGACTCGATAGATATCGCTAACACAGAGTAATACTAAAGTTGTGCGGCCGTGAGGCCATAGCCAACCAAATTGATGTTAAAGTCAATGGTTTGGCTGGTGGTGCCAACAGTGCCGGCTGGCCAACCAAACGTAATAACAGCTGATCCTGTGACTAAGAAAGTCTGGATCAATATGTTTCGCGTCAATGATTGAGATGTGGCGACACTAGTAGTGTCGATTGCCACGCCGTTGCCGTAAATGTTGGCACCAACTGAATTGCTAACCAGAACAGACATAGCTGTTGGCGCAACAGTAGAATTAGCCAACGCTTGGACCATCGAAACGGTGATACAAGTGCTAGCAGGGAGAGATGGCAACGTGATGGTCGCTGCTCCTAGACCGGTGTTCACATAAGTGACACCAGTCAACGAGCCAAACGCTGCCTGGATTGAGGTGAGGGTTGCATATGTGCCAACAGCACCACCAGTGCCATTAGAATGAACATAGCCAGCGCCAGCGACCTGGGCTTTGGGGCGTAATAGTTCAATGTCATAGGAAACCCAAATCTCACCAAGTACAACGGAAGCAGCAATGGGTGATTGAACAGCCACTTGCATGATTCCGAGGTCAGTGGAAGTAAGCGGGGCAACAGAATTGCCCTGTCGAACAAGGTACATGTTTTGTGTGCTTGTAGCACACTCAACACCATATACCATTGTTTGATCAGGACGTGCTGAGATAGCAAAATCACTATTCTCCATCTGAACCTTAGATGCAAACAGAGCCGCGGTGGGATTGTATTGCATAGCCATAATGACCGACCCCATTGCTCCACCGGCGAAGTAAGGGCTCGTGGTCGAGATAAACTCGAACACAAGGCCATTAATCCGGTACTCCTCAAAATTTGCCGCAATCGGCGCCAAATATGGGAAAGAAGCCAGGAGTCCTGGGTTGATAGGAAAACTAGTGTTTGTGAAAGCACCTGATACGGTGCCTTGTGCCAAATCAAACAAATACTCCCTGTGTTGAATCCTGGTGCTCTGACCATTATTTCCAAAGGAAGCATACTGATTGCCACTGCCTTTCAGCAACGAATTTGAAACTGGTGCTTCATTGACAGTATAATCGCCGCAGCCGAACATCTTGCTAAGTTTCCCAGCAAGGGTACGTCCGACCGCAGCGCCCTTTACGGGACTGCCAAGCCTAGCTCCAGCAAGGCCGCCAAGAGCGCCACCTGCGCTCATGATTGCCTCTTTCGCGACCGGTTTCAATGCTGATCCGATCGATCTAAGAACCTGTTTATAATCGCCAGAACCTTTAATCTGGCTAAGCGCGCTCTTAGGACGCTTAATATTCTTTTTCTGCTGTTGTTTTGGGAACCTGACTACTCATGATCGTAACTCCAAGTCCAAGAGTCACGTGAGACGGGAAATCCAGCATCGGCCACACTGGGATTTTAACGCGCCCGTATCCACTAAAGGATGACACGGTCCCCATTTTCCTAGTTCGTAGGCGGTATGGGGGTACTGCAATAGCACCGAAATACTCGTGGATACAATTACCGTTGGCCAAACAGTCTATTACCACAAGCAGCAGAGGGATATCCTGGGAACGCGACACCAAGCCGGAGTCCCTCTGCACATAAACCCGATCGCATTCGGGGCGCCGATTTAAACCGGCTGCGGATTCTAGTACCGCTGAACTGTAAAGACGCATATTACTACACGTCTTTACAAACTAGTTTAACGTCATTTCGGACGACTAAGAGCATCATGCTGAACGATAACGAACACACTTCCTTTCCTTGTTTCTTTTACCAACCATTTGTGGGTATTGGCCAGTAGCTATCTCGAACAGAACCTTAGCGTTGGGACAACCAAAGGTTCCAACATTAGGCTCTGGAGAAGACGAAACAGGGATTAGAGTGGATTCCCATTCTGGATACTCAGTCCAAGAGTGTGGAGTAATGAGAGGACGTTTTCCATCCCACACTTCACATTGTCTCTCAAAAATTAGTTGCTCTTCGATAGCTATCGGTGGCAACTCAGGACACTGAGACGAAGCAAGAACTGCTCGCATAGGCTCAGCGACCTCGAAAGGAGGAAAGCGTGAACTCGGAGCAGGGAGACTATTATAGTCGAATCCCCACTTACGAGACATCTTTTCCCATCCACGGAACTCCGTCAAACCCGCTGTCAACCTGCCTATCGCCTGACAGAGCGGGTTGATTATGGGGTGATGAGGAGCAAGATGGAGGAGAGCCAAAGCTTTGGCCCGCCACAAAAATTTTGTTTTGGAATCTTTCATCCCAACCGCATTGACCCAGGTCAAGCTGCGACACCAGCGGAGAGTGTTTCCTAACTTGCCAGCATAACGACCCCTTATAAATACGGGGTGTGATGTGGTTTTGAGAAAATCAGATCCTCCATTGATCTGGGTGTCATTATAAGCACTAAACTTAACATTTAGACCCAGGGTAACTTCGCGGTTAAGGATGTCCAAAGGTACTATAGCATCATCGCCTTCGGTAAGAAACCTAAGGGATTGGGCTGAAGCCCACCATTGTTCTAACGGCGGACGGCCCATCTTGACATAATGTCCGGTCAAAATGATGCAAATATTGGTGAGGCCATTTCCAAGGGATGTCCAAAAATCACCTGAGCATCGAACAGCAACAGAAAACCGAAAATTTGGGTTAGAAATTTTCCTCTCCGTGTGAACCATCTTGCTAATGTGATCAGCAGACCAATCGGCGCCAGCGCGCCTTAGGCAAGCATCCAAAAGATCATTCTCTGGTGCTCGCATCCATTCCTCAAGGCCATTCTCAAAACCGGACATGTCTTGAGACGCGTGTGGTACGGAACACACAGCCATGATCTTCTCAAACAGCTCCGTAGCAGTGAGATTCTTGATCATCCACTGTTCGACAAGTGGGCATTTATAAATAATGTGCATGATTATTAGAGCAGGCCAAGCAAAATAATAATCCTTGTCGGACATGGTCATGATGTTACGGGGTTTCTGCAGCTGCCCCGGACCCTTGTGTGAGTCTTCTACTTTGACGAAGCAACCTGCTTCGTCCGCCTTGTAGCCTGAGCCCATCAAATAAGCAACAGCGTTGCTATATATAGCTTTACGCCGTCTTTCAGGTATATTCTTCAAAGCGGCATGAAAGCCAGCCTCGTTGTCGGAATCTATAAGAGAATTCCAGTCTACTGACATATCTAAAACATCCAATATTTTCTTAACATACAGTTTAGAAATAATCTCATAGTCTTGGCGATAGCTTTGGTCAACTGAGACAGCGCATTGCTGTCGACCTATAGCGGCCACTGCCGTGACAAAAGGATCCTTGTTAGGATACATACCGTATCCAAGTGGAATACCAGAATATTCTAGAAATGGCAAAAATGTGGCGACGGGTTTTGTCTCCCGTGGCATGAAATCAAAAATGTTTCTATTGAACACAAAATCGTGTTGGGAACGCCAGCCAATCACTTCTCCTATGTCAACATCGTGGGCTGGGAAACCTTTGATGATGCAACTGGAAGAAGGGCTAGCGAATGACGTTCCCCACAAAACCTATTTGGGGATAGTACAATGTACAATAGAGGAAAAATATTTTCGTGGATCATAATAGGTATGATCAGTATTCATGCGATAATAACTCAAAGCCAAAGCTGCTTCCTTAGCAGCATTTACAGAATGCTCGGCGTTATTGACGTTGATTGAGTTGTAAGTCTGGACCCTGGCCAAAGCTGCTTGAAGGCCAATAGGGTCTTTCGTTGCACACAAAGGTCCGACCATCTGGTCAACCAGTGTTTTAGACACAACTATATCTGCAATTCTAAGTGTTGCAACACTATCTTGCTCAACCCTACCAACGTGGTAGGGCCGGCCGAAAAGAAATGGGAACACCGCACGTGCAAACGGTGTGATCGGTTCCGGCCTTGATATGAGATGGATAGACCTCTCGTATGTTATCAGTCCTGCACCACTTTTAATAGTGGATTCGCGGGATTGTAACAATCTGACGTCATGTTTAGCATCTTGAGCAACGGCACCAACAGGGTGGTAGTGGATAACAACATTCAATGTGTGCTTAAAACCTAAGTACCCCAAGATCCACATGCGAAACCTATGGTAGTAACCAAACGGAACGACTGACCCGAGATGTTGTAGAGCATGCTGTAACGGCACGTCTAAATCAACGGTCTGCGTGAGTTGGTCACACGATAAGTCGCAGAAGAAATCTTCTGCAGGCACATGTTCATAATATGTTTTTGGGAAATGTTGGGTGTCCACAAGACCAGTTGTGGTGGGGTGAGGAGGCCGTGCTGGAATGCCAGGCTCTGGACCAGCTGGACCTGGTGCGACAGCAATAATTGCTGGAACATCAGGAACAATTGGACCGAGTGCCGGGACAATAACAGCAGGACGCGGTTCAACTCTATGACCCGGTGATCCTCCTAGCAAAGAATTAACAACATCAAAAGCATGGTCGAAAGTGCCGGCCGGATGCTCAGGTTTGTCAATGATAAGTGAATTATGCAAAGGAATCTGTGTTTTCTTCTTGTGGACCAACGAATAGTCCACAGGGTTTATCACAGAAAAATCGCCATTGGGATACAACCCAGTGCGCGCAATAGAGAGCATGAAATTCATGCAATCTATAAAAAGACCCTCAAAAGTCTTGTTAATGGTTCGCCACAGTTCCTGGACAGCCAGAAAACTAATTGTGACCTGACCATAACAAACGGGGTCTAAAGGATCCACATAAGATGTGAATACAAAATTGTTGGTGAGCTTTTCCAAAATAATTTCTCCTCCATAAATCTCAGTAAGGTCAAACGATATAGATCCATTACGGATCGTGCTCAACCAGAGATCTTTGAAGTGAAATATAAAGTCATTACACTTTAAGAAAGTGTCTTGAAAAATAAGCGGTTTGTCCTCTAAAAACCGTTTTGCCTGGAAAAGGAAACCAGTGGGCCGTTCGGGGGGCCCATTCCCTTCGGGCGATATTTGAGAACCCTCGTTCTCAGGAATCGCCAAAACCTCTATGGGTGAAATTTGAGAACCCATCTCGTTCTCTGGAATCACCAAAACCTCCGTGTGCG